TTTAGCGGTACCAGCAGCAGTTTCATAACCGCCAATAGATTTCATAATCGCATCAAAAGCAGCCTTGTTGTCTGCAGTTTCTTTAGTTGCTTTTGTGGCTTCAACATTAGCCTTAATAGTGTCGGCTTCTTGTTGAGCCTGAATTTTCATATACTCATCACGCAACTTAGAACGATTAGCAGGCGTGTCAGGCAAACCTGCCGCACGCAACTGTTGATTAATATAATCTTTTACAGGAGTAGAATTTTTTGCCATATTATTGTTTCCATTCTGTGAACCAGCCGCAGGTGGTGCTGGTGAATCATTTGTTTTATCAATACCATTAGGAATACCATCACCGTCAGCATCCTTCTTAGCCCAAGCAGTTTGTATTTTTAAACGATTTTTTTCTGCAAGTTTTCGTGCTTCAGATTCCTTCTTAAAATTTGCGTCATACGCCGCCCTAGATTTTGCTTGCTCAGGAGTTAAAACAGGTTGAACCCCTTTAGGAATTTTTGTGTCAGCACTTGGTCCAGTAGCAGCATCAATAGCGGCTTGAATTTCCTCATCAGTCATCCGAACCAACTGACCATTTCTATAAACAATAGCCATAATTAATATCCTTGCAACTGACGCAACGCCGTAGCAGTATCAATAATCCTTTGATTCTTAGCCAACGCCAAATCGTTTAAATATTGTTGCAACTCAGATTCTGAGTTTACCTCGTCCACGCTAATCTGATTTAACTGGTCTTGCAAATTAGTTGTTTCTGCACCCAAGTTGCTTTGCAAATTGGTTGCATACTGTTCCAAACCTTTACGCTGAATACCAGAAGCCACATTAGGACCAGCCAAACCACGCCTACCATACTGTGCCATTTTAGGTTGAAATCCCTCAACATACTGTTTAGTAATATCAGACATCTTGCGTGACCCACGCTTCTGACCCAAAGTGGCAGCCTGTTGATTAGCAATAGAACGATTCCTTCTCCTAAGAATCGCACCCGCTTCACTTAAACCATAATTGCCTGAAACAGCATCCATCATGCTCATTTAATACCTCGTCTGTTCTTTAAATTTATTTTCAGGCTTACTTTTTAAACCATCAATTTCTAGTTGCAACCGTTCCAATTCGCCACGCAGAGAAGAAAAGATGCTTTGTAAAGCATCTTTATCGGTACCACTTAGCGTGGACAAGAAAGGTGAGTTCCAAGCCATCAGCCGAAAATTTGTGAACCCAAAACAGTTTGGTCGCTAGAAGATGCCGAAGCAATCACATCGTTAGTGATACTGGTAACTGCTGCAGTAGCAATCTGCGAATACGCAATAGCACCAGAATCAATGTTTGTCCCAGCCGTAATTGCTTCAACAAAAGTTTTCACATCGTTAAAGTTTGCGTTAACCTCGGTTGCAACAGCAGCCGTGCCGTTCACAAATGTATTAGTAAATGTTAGAGTAGCCATAATTAACCTTTAACTTTCCGTGCCTGATATTTGTATCCAATACTGTTGATACCCCATTTTTGTCCTGATGGACCATTAAATTCAAGTTGAATACATTTTGCTAAACCCAAATTTGAACCAGTCAAAATAGTGCTAGAAATAGCACCAGCAGACCAATTCTCACCCCATAAACCCGAACCCCAAATAAGACCAGTATTAGGTGGTGTTTGAGTTAAGTTAAATATTCGGCGTTCGTTACCAACACTTTCATCAAAGTTGTGGTAAACATTCACCACAATAGTTTGTGGTGAAGTAACTTCCTTAACAACAACATCAGGTCTGCGAAACATTTTCTTTTGCATATAAGACCCACCATCAAACCAGCGTGTCCGATAATAACTAGAAAAACCCACATCAGTACCAGAAATATTGTCAAACTCATCACCGTACATGTCAACTTTAATAACATAAGGTTCAGTTGGATGAATCATTAATTTATAATCGTTATTACTAGAATCAGTCCAATCGCAACCAGAAACTAAACCTTTGGAATCACTGGTAGAAAAAATTGTGTAAACACCATCACGAATAGATGGGTCCAAAACAAAATTTACTGTAGGAGTAGAAACAGTAGTAGAAGTAGAATACGGTTCAGACAACCAAACACGCTTACCAACCCAAGACAAACTAAGAGAAGCATGGTCTGTTTCGTTGATATAACCTAAATCAAAAAGAGGACGAATATTGGCAAACATGTCTTTAATAGTAGAACCATTATAAAAATAGGTTCCATCATTATGAACATAAAAATACACTCCAGTATCAGCAACAGCAACATTGCGAGAATTTTGAACACCCAAACGATTAGTTAACTCAACAACCTGAAAAGTGTCAGTATCATAACCAGTTAAAACATATATAGCGTTTTCTTTAAAAATCATTAACTGACCAGAAACATTAGCCAAACCAGTAATACCATTACCACCAGCGTTAACTTCAACATAGTTTGTTGCGTTCCAATTTTCAGGAGAGTTTTCCAAAGACCAATAAACCCGATTAGGGTAATTGGTTGAATCAAAGGTTACATCAGCCGCAAACATTTTGTTTGCATGAACAGCCAAATGTTTAGCCTTAAACAAAGTATGAACCGTAGCATCAGGAGTGGTAAGCAAAAAATTACCTGTAGCAACAGCAGTTAACGCTGTTGCGTAAGTGTCACCAGTTTCCCAACGATAAACAGAACCAGCATCAGACAAATATAATTTGTTACCCCAAGCAACATGAGCCATACCAGTGCTAGAACTAGTGGAAACAACATCGTTACCAGACGAATACTGCAACTTAGAAAAGTTGCCACCAGAAGATTTATAAACACGAGTAGAAGTAAACAACATAACATAATGGGTTGCACCATAAAACGGATACAACGCTTTAGGGGACCAAGTACCAGACACAGCAGTCGTGTTCAACTGTCGTTGCGCACCACGAGAAAATACTCCACCTCGTGGGTCAATTTCAACATTCAACATTTTAGGTGACTCATAATTAGCCAACTGAAACTGGTCCGCACGAAAATTTATGCCACCAGTAAAATCAGACACCTCAACAATGTTTAAACCAGCCATTAATACGGACTCCAATCAAAGTTCCGTCCCAAAGTAGCAGTCCAACCATTAAAAGTTGGACGACCCTTAGTGCGACCAGCAGACACAATAGTGTAAGCATGACTAGTTGGCTTAGTAACATTCGCTCTAGCCAACTGAACACCTTCATCAAAAGCCCGTTTATAAACCTCAGCCATAGCCGCATCTTCCAAACTTTGAAAAATACGGGAACAAGCATAATAAACTAAAGCAAAATGCAAATTAGGGCTAGCATCCACAGCACCACCAGTAGTAACCCAATCAATCGGCTCACGATAACCACGAGCCGTCAAAGTCCGAACCGTACTCGGCTTAGGAAACAAATGTATCTTCCCCTGCCACACAGCATAAAACAAAGGGTCACCAGAAGTATCATAAGTACCCAAATAGGTTTCCTCTAAAGTGTCATAACCAACCATTTCCAAACGCTTACCAATACCCGTAGCGTCCGTAATAGAAACAACACTAGCAATAGGGTCAGCCGTCAAAGCCGAAATCGTGTAAGCCCTCTGGTTAGCAACCGTACTAAAAGTAAACGAAGTTTCCAAAAAAGTCCAACGCTGCTCCAAATCCAAAATACGATAATAACCATCACGAATATAAAGATTCAGCAAAGAATCGGACAGGTCCTCGGTATCAAGGTCAGTGATGTCTCGGACTGTGCTACGCAAAGTAGCAGCAGTCATCGTCTGGTAACCCATTATGACTCCTTGGATTTAGTAATTTTGCGGGAATGACCCACACAGAGTTCTTGTCCACGCACCCGATTGGCTCCACAGGTATCATCGTTACCCGTACATTTGTCGCCACGACCAATGTACGGTCCACTGGCAGACGCAGGTTTAGAACCCGCTACTGCACCAGCAGGGCGGTTACCATAAACAGGTACACCATATAAGGAATGGGCGGGGACAGAGTTTTTAATCATCACTCATAAGGGAATTGTTCCCCCAAACAGTTACTTACCCTGCATACCCATCAACATTTTGATTACAGAAAGAATATCTTTAGTAGTACCAGAACTAACTAAACCATTTTTAAGGTGGTTTTTAAGAGTTTTTCCAGACTTTTTAACAACTCCGCCACCACCCAAAGGAGCAACAGAAAACAACAAAGCAGCCAAATTTGCAGCCGAATCGGTAGAACTTTGTTTTGGTTTACCTAAATTAAATGCTGAGTCTGCACCAAACCATTGACCCACACCAGTATTAGCAAGACCCTCTACACCTTTACCAATCTTACCCATACCTGCCAAAGTAGTAGGACTAAGACCAGCAAGCCATTGACCTCCGCCTGTTTGTCGTTGCATAGCATCGGGCATAGGAATATTTGCTCCTTCTTGCCAAATACCTTTAGCCTTATCACCAACAATTTGAGAATCAAGAAACTTTAAAATATCATTCATATCAAAATTTGGTTTACCCAATTTTGGTTTTTTTACAGCCATAACTATCTACTTAGGCTTATTTTTTTTGATATCCTTACGGACCTGCTTGGCACGATTAGCGTTCCTGGAATCTCGGCGTGCTTTAGCAGCCGCAGAGTTCCTACCGCCAGCCTCTTTATACGCTCTGGCACGGTCCGCACGGCGTGCAGCATCACTGATGGCTTTAGCCTCATCAGCGTTCTGTCTAGCACCCATACCTCTAGCACGGTTACCGATACCTCGTGAACGGGCTTGTTCAGCCATGCGGCTACGAACAGTGGACGCACCTTTGGCAGCCTCGTCAGCATAATACTGTCTGCCGCTAAGTCTGCCCCATTCTTTAGCCAACTGATTCTGACCCTTTTTGCTTTCCAACATTCGTTGGCTACGCAACTCTAGTTGACGGGCAGCCTCTAATGCTTTTTTGCGTGCTTCAGTTGCAGGAGTTTTTCCCCACTCACGAACCATTTTTTCCTGAGCCTTACGGCGTGCAGCATCACCTGCTGCAGCAGCCGTTCTCTTAGGCATCGGTGGTTTCTTACCTGCACCACCAGCCGCAGTTTTAGCAGCCTTACCAACTTTTTTGGCACCTTTTTTGGCACCTTTTTTGCCATAGTTTTCTATAACAGCAACGGCACCTTTATAAATGCCTTTACCGATGTCATCAATGCCACGCTTCATGGACGCATACCACCTTTGTAACCTTTGTAAACACCTTTGGAACCGAAACGCTTCTCATGTTGAATGGTTTGGCGTGCAATCTTGCTAGTAGCCTTAGCAGACTTTACAACACTTTTTCCAAAACCTCTTTGGGTTTTAAAAATTTCTTTTGCAGCCTTGACACCAATTTTGATGATGTCATCAACACCGTTGGTCATTTGAATAGCGGGTTTCTTAGCAGCCATAATTACTTCTTTTTCTTTGCGGGTACAATGCGATATTTTGCATTTGGGTTACCTCTTGGTTTAGATGGTTTTGGTTTTTTTCTTGGACCTATTTGACGCAAATCGCCATCAAACTTGATTTTTGGTCCTTTGTATGGTTTTTCAATTACTGCTCTTGGCATTGGCTTTGCAGGTGCAGGTCCTCGCCGTCTTGGTGATGAATCTTTTGGTGGATATGGTTTCTTACCAATTGCTTTTCCACCTGCTCGTGGAGGACGAACATAATCCATAGGGTCAACTTTTTTGCCGATTGCTTTACCTATCATTTTTTCAATTTTTTTTCGCTGCGTTGGTGTCGGCGGTGATGGTGGCTGACGCATTATGTTCTCCTAGATTCATAAACATTATAAAATCTTATTATAGAAATGGGTGTGGAACCTGAGTCCCACACCCATAACCATTTCGTTCCGTGCGGGGAACTAATTACTTGCGGTAAATTGTTACAGTGTTTGCTGCAGTAAACACGGCAAGAAATGATGCCGAACTTGCTGCTGCAATAGTAGCCATTCCTGCAACACCACCGAGTGTTACACCAGAAGCACCAGCAGTCAATGTGATTGCGTGTGTTGCTGCTGCACCATTCACAACTGTGAATCGGAAACTTGAACCGACTGCCTCATCTGTGAACGCTGCACCCAACTCTGCACCTGTTGGTGTTGTGAGTGTGCGAGTAGCAGTTGGGGTCATTGTGTAAACAACCTCTCCTGCTGCTGCAAGCGTTGCTGCTACTTGAACGGTTGCTGCATCAGTGGCGGCAACAACAGTTACCTTTTCCTCTTTTGCTACCCATGTCTCTAGACGCTTGCGTGTTACCGCACCATCTGTGCTGTTTCCTAATAGTGGCATAATATTTCTCCTATATTTTCTAGTGGTTGAACTTAGGCTGTCTTAGCGGTCAGTTTGCCTTGCTTGGCACGGTTACGGACCGTGAGGTTACCGTAACACATGATGAGCGCATAGCGTGCATCCAAATCTTCTGGACGAATAAATGCGGTCTGGTCAAACCACTTGCTGGTGTGACCAACCAAAGTTAGGTACTTGCTGTTCAAGAAGTAGAAAGTTCCTGCCGTGCAACCAGTGTCGTACATTACAGGAGCAGACTTAAACAACAGGTTCTGGAATCCAGCATCTGCAGTCTTAGTGTCCGTGTAACGCAAGTTTGGTTGAAGCAAAGCCTCATACTTTTCAAACAGGGTTTGAGTTGTCAACAAGGTATCTGGGTGGTCATTACCAACCGAAACGCTGTTGTATGCGGTTGCCATCTGTGCAAGGGTCAAAGCAGTTGCAGTGTTTTCCTCATACGACTTCCACCATGTGTAGGTGTTTGAGTCAATGTTTCCAACAGTGTTACCTGATTCAACCAAGTTGCCAAGACCGTTCCAGTCCTTGGACGAGTTGCCAGTACCATCAGCAAAAAACATCGTGTTGAAACCTTCACGCATTGATTCTTCAGCCTGCATGATTTTTGCTTCCAACAAGTTGATGATTTCTTGCTCACCGTTGTTCTTGGCTTCTTCAATACCAGAAATTGAAATGGATGCAGCATACTGCTTCCATTCAAACTCTGCAGCAGAAATGCCCTCTTGTGGAGCAAGGTTAAGAGTGTCATAACCACCGTATGAACCAACAGTGTTGTTCAAACCGTAAATGAGTGGTTCAACAATTTTTGTTCCGCCGTTAAGCATGCGAATACGACCCTTATCCATAAGGGTGTAAGTCAACGGGCGTGCCGTAAAAATGTTGTCTGTGAGTTGGTCACGATAATTTGCTAATGTTGTTGTAAGCAAGTTATCAAAGTTGCTATTTGCTGAAGCCATGATAATGTCCTTTAAAAGTTTGTTTAGTTAATGTTAATCTGCGCCCATAGAGCGTTTGGCTGCTTTCCAAGCCTCGCTGATACTAGTAATAGGTTGAAAGTTTTCGCTAGTGGTATTGCTTGTAGCGGACGAACCACCCGACACAACACCTGCCTGCCGTTTTGCTGCAACAACACCATCGGTGTTTTGTTGCTGCTTCTCGGCTGCTTTTCTTGCCAATTCTTCTTTTGCCATCATTTTATCAAACGCAATCTGCTTGTAAGTTCCTTCCAAATCCGTTGAACCTGAGCGTAATGCTGCATTAACAACTTCTTGGATGTTGAAATCCTGATACTTTTGCTGCAACAGAGAAACTTCTTTCTCAACTTGCTGCTTAGACTGATATTCCTCAAAAGAAGCAATCCGCTTATCTAACTGTTTATATTTTTGTTCCGTAGGGTCCAATAAATCAAAACCGTCATCCTCAGAAACCATTTCTGTTACAGCCTCACGGCTAATACCATAATGATTACTCAGCATGTCAATAGTTGCAGCAGGGTCACGCTGTAAAGCCGCTTCAAGTGCACTAGCAAACTGGAACTGGTCCCGTTGCTGAGATAACTCTTGCGTTTTACGAGTATAATCTGCTTGCCTTTGATAGCCAGCAATTGCTTCAGATAATGGAACTTGCAGTTCCTCACCATCCAACTTTACAGGAACTCTATGATTAGAGTATTCCTCTACAGATAAATACGGTGTTGTATCTTGGGCTTCTGAAACATCTTCCGAAACGGGTGACCCAACGGGTTCCTCGGCTGACACTTCTACGAGTTCATCACTCATTAATTTTATTCTCCTGAGTCCTAGTTGGTTGCTCTATATATAAATAGAGTCGTTCCCTATTGAGGTGGCTGTCCTTGCAACAATGCTGCAAGTTGTGCAGGGTCGCCATTTAATGGCAAACCTGCACCACCCTGAGGTGGCATCTGTTCAGGACTGGCGGGGACAGGAGGTTGTCCAGCAGGTGCGCCCATAGGGGCTTGTGGTTGAGCAATAAATTCATCAGGGTTTTTCACACCAAAACCTTGTTGCAATACATATGCTGCAAGTTTTGGCATATCTATGATGCCTGCACCAGCAAAAGGTGCCATAGCGTCAACCATTTGTAAAGCCATCTGTCGGCGGAAAGATTCATTATGGGGTTGCGTTGAACCAGCAACTACTTCAAAATCAAAATCACCTTCCAAATAGTCACGGTCATATTGAATCCAAACAGGTTCACCATCTTTACCTATAACACGGGCTACTTGCTCGCCAGTCATAAACTGGCGTGCCAAAGCAACCATACGGCGACCACACTCACTGATGGCTTGCTCAATCATAGCCAACTTATCTGCAGTCCTAGCATTGCTTGCATCTTGAACCAACGAGGACTCTGTTGCGGTACGCCTGATTTCGGATGTTCCACCACGCTGAATTTCTGACACACCAGAAACACGGTCAATGTCACCAATAATCATTTGTGTTTGGTCATAAAAATCTGACGGATTAATAACAGCAGGAAACGCTGAAACAATGCTAGATAAAGCCTCGTCACTAATGACAGGAACCATCACATTGTCCTCGTCTGACTCTAGGGCTGTACGACCCAAGTTGTCAAACGCAGATTCTTTATATAAATATTTGCGTGAATACTTTTTACGGTGATTCATCATTTGGGTACGGGTTTCATTCAACTCTCTTTGCAAAGGTTCAATGGATTCCAAGTCACCAATAGGGTAAAAGTGGTCTGGGACATCATAATTGCGCAACATAACAAAAGGTTGTCCAAACGAATATGGCATTGGTGTTGGCTTAATCAAAAACTGGTCTGCAGTTTCCGAAAACACAGACATCATTTTGGTAGAAATGTCGTAGTATTCCCAAATTTCTGCGTAACCTTCAGTTTTGTCATAAATCTTTTTCTTACTAGGGTCATCAGAATATCGTCCAACAGCCATAGTTTGAATCTGGTCACGGGCAACCTTAGAGTACCTTTTATCGTTTTTAACATCTGCCATTGGACGGCGGATACGCTGTGCAATCCATTTGATGTCGTGCATAGATGTTGCGTCAGGGTCAACAAACACATCCATAGGGCTAACACGCTCGGCAAAAGGGCTATCCTCAACCACAACCGTGATAGGGGTCACTTCGTTGCCATCAATCGGGTCTAAGGCTTCGTGGTCGTTTACTTGTTCTTCTTCAACAAAACGGTAACCAACTTTAACCCATCCATGACCGCAAGTTAAACTGTCTTTAACGGCACGGCGGAACTCGGTACGAATATCTTTGTAACGCCACCAATAGTTCACTACCGCTTCAGCAATAACAGCGTTAGCGGCGTTTGCTGGGTTAGTGGCGTTAACAGAAATTTTTGGGTAGTTAACAGAAATGTTTGGTGCAATAATATTGATGGTTGCAAACGCAATATTGATTGAAAGCCTGTCCTCGGTACGAAAATCTTCGTACTGTAAACCT